GCGATGAAAGAGGTGATAAATGATAATTTCGTACATTATGGGACTTGGTTTATTTTTTTGCTACTTGCTATTTCTATCCCCCGTGATAGGCGTAGGAATCCACTTTCTCAGAGATTACGATGATCCTAGACCCCTTGGGTTGATGATGGCCTGTATCTTTGGCCTTGGGCTGCTTTGCTTCTATTTCCCCTTGACTATGGGAATCTTGTTAATCGTAATTGAAACTTTTGAGCTTTTGAGAGGTGTATAATGGATTCATTTTTAATCGTGCAAACTTTGGGACTTTTGAAACAAATTGCTGAACCATTGCTAAGGGAACACAAAGACATTCAAAAAGAAGTCCTAGCTTTCATTGATTCCATCATTGCGAGATACCCATGACACAGTTTAAAGAGATTGCTAAGGGTGTAGCCCAGGAGCTAGAGAAGAAAAATTTAGCTTATGGGAACGCGTTTGATAAGACTACAAAAATGCTTTTGTTACTTTATCCTCATGGAATACCAGTAACTAGCTATCCGGATATTCATGTAATTGTTCGTATGCTAGATAAGATATCAAGGATCGCTCAAAACAAAGACCCCTATGGGGAATCACCCTATTTAGATTTAGCGGGTTATGCGATACTTGCCACCGCCAACAAAGAAGCTACTAAGAAAAAGAAATAAATATTTACCCAGTGAAATAAAGAGATATATTGATTCATGTATTGGGTGCGATCATCCTTGTGTATGTTTATGTATCTTGTTTTTTGGGAAGAGTGATTGATCGAACGCGAAGCACCTTAGCACCCAATACACCAATTTAACGCGTTGCCAGAAGCACAAAATAAAAAAAGGCTGCCTTGGTAGACAGCCTAAGCAAACGCGCTATTTATTGATTCTTGATCTTAGAGTCCGAGGATAAATGTATCTTTTAAAAATTGTTTTGCCTTCTCAGTTCCAAGCTTCTGGATAAAATAGAATGGGATTTGATATTGTAGCCCGCCTCCATGCTTATCAAAATTCAAAACGCCCATAAACTTATCCATTCCTATCGATTGTAACGCGGGTTTAATATGATTTTTCCAAGTATCCTCATCATACTTCTTTCTTGTGATCACCGCATACATCCCTTTCTCACTTGGATTATTTATTTGTTTATCGATATACTTATAAGCAGCCATTCCAATAGAATCGGAAGGTAATGTATTTAATTCATCTTTGTATTTATTGTAATCCCCATCTTCCGAAGATTCGTTGACCTCGTTTACAATATCTTCAATTTCTGGCGATCCCATAAAAGGGGCACTTATGAATCTTAGCCCCGCTTTATCTTTATCCCCATGACTCAAATCTCTAATAGTTTTAGCAAGAGAACCAAGCTGCTCAATGGATCTATGATATTGTTCAATATGTTCTTCTTGTGCTGGAGTCTTAGCTAAAGAGTTAAACTTCTCTACTTGAGCCTTCAATTTATCAAGAGTAGAATCTTTAACTTTTGCACCTGTGGTTTTCATCTTTTCAAAAGTAGCAAGTTGTTTCTTTGCTTTTTCATGAGCTTGTTTGATACTGGTAGCATGTTCTTTATGGATTCTATTTTGAAACTCAGTTTTAGATAGTGTCTCTTTCGTTCCCTTTTTATCCCCATCATCGTACTCAATTGTAAGTTTATCACCATCAACGGATTTAATATGAGCATGGTATTTATTTTCACCTTCACCAAAAGCAAAAGAAGCATCCTTGACAAGTTCAGACTCATGCCCTAATCCTTTGCCGTGTCCTGCTTGTTCTTGGTAGTAATATTTATATTTTGTACCGCCTGTATGGGTTGATCCAATTGGTACACGCCTTACATACTTATGAGTTCTTGCCTTGAGTAAATCAAGTATTACTTTGTAAAATGAAAACATTGTTATCTTCCTTTATTGTTTTTTCTTTTTTGCTTGTTCCATGAGTAAAGAAGCAATATGTTCTAGCTCTTCACTGCTACAATTAGAAAAATGATCTTTTAACATCTCTTTCAAGCTGGATTTTGTGATCATCTTCTTCTTAGTTTCTTTTTGCCCATAAGTAGCACTAGATAGCTTTTTATCAATGCTTTGTTGAACTAAAGCACTTAGAGAAGCGTCCGCATCTGGTATCGCTGGTTCTTGGTATCCCATAGATGCGTTCATGGATCTAGCAATCAATTCTAAATTTGTATTTGGGTTGACGGGTGCGCTTGTTACAGCAACATTTAGAACCTTAGCTTTTAGTACGCGTTTCTTATTTTGTGGATCTCTCATTTGTACCACACCTTCAATAGAAAACCCAAGATTACGATTAGCATTAGCCTTCTTAATTGCTACCGCGGTATCATAGCACTCTTTGGCCAAGGGTTTAGCTAGGTACAAAACACCTTCTACGCGGGTTCTATGATCATCTAGGCGCTCAATCTTAGTAGGGTGACCTAATACCGCTTCGGGGCCTGGTCTATGTTCATGATTGAACCATCCGGAACTAAGGAAGTAATCCCAATCAAGCCCACTTTGATCAATGGTTTCCCCTTCGCGGTCTTGATCATCAGTGGATACAATACCCGCAATGTAGCCAACACCATCAGCATTGTTATTGCCATTAGGATCATCGCCAGGTTTATCACCCTTTTCAATAAGATCCATAGGAATCCACTTGGCAAAATAAGAACCCTTGTTCAATGCTTCTTCAATATCAGCTTTGAAATCGTGATCTTCCAACCACTTTTTAAATTCGCTTACGGTGAACTTGTCTTTATCTGCTCGGATGCTTTGAATCTGGGAATCCCCGCCATCTTTTAAGCCTAAGATTACACTTAATCCATCTGGGAAGCCCTTGGGTGTGAATCTTCTAAAATCACTAAATGCGCTAGGGTCTACTTGTCGCGCTGCGTGTTCATTTGCAAAAGGCATTTATTTTACTCCTGTTTCTTTGGTTACTGGTTATCTTTTTATATGTTTTTTCAGTGTTGCATAGAAGCTAAAGCGCATAGATTTTGCGATAAATCGTATTTCTTGCTTGGTCCCTTCTTCTTTGGGTGCGTATCTTGTATTGATCTCTTTTAAAGTGGTCAAAATATCAGGTGTATCGCCAAACATATCTACTTGCTCGGTTGCATCATCTGTTAATGTTTTCTTGGCCAACTGGGAAAACATTGTTTTAACTCTTTCTGCACTAGTACCAATCGCCAAAGCTTCTAAATATGCTTGTGCTAATGGGTTCTTGCGTACATTGTTTTTCAAGGTGTTCTCTTCATCTTGATCACCCATATCAACAGATTGCTGCTTAAACCAATCATTTAGCCCTCTAATATTACTTTCACTATTCCCTTTGGTCTTTACAAAATTGGTTGAGTTTGCCAAAGCATACGCGTAAATTGCACTTTGTAATGCTTCTTTATTTTTGTCGTCTAGTCCTTGTGTTGCTAGTGTAACAATACCAGATGCGAAGCGATCATATAAGCTTGGTTTTAACTTCTTTAATACTTTGCGATCCGTAATAACGGTGCCTGTAATCACATTTTGAAGTAAGCTTATGAAGTTATTATTTACCTGCTGGGTTTCAACATCAAAGTATTTATTCATATTTTGATTACTAATAACACCATCTTTCATAAGTGCATTAATCACTTTTATAGCTCCTTTAGATCCACTCTTTAAGAAATCACTTAGTGAATCTTCATCGGATGCCATCATTTCATCCCCAATTGTTTTCAATGTATTCTTTGTTAATCGTCTAGCAATTGCGCTTGTTTCTGTTCGTTCATCCATGCCTTGTGTAAACCCTTCATTCATTTGACGCACTAGTAATCTAAGATTGTCTTTTGAAGTATCACTTGGCTCATATTCTCTTACTAATACCGGCTGAGAAAAACCATGTACATAATCGCTTGAGAATCCGAATGCGTGTGCATTAGAAGCTAGATAATTCTTATATTCTTCTGCTTTCTCTGGGTGCATGTCATACGCTCTTTGAACCGCCATTGTTCTAGAGTTTCCACCTAAAACAATTCTATCTGGTGTCATAATTGGCGCGCCATTGATCGCGTCTGGGTTTGTATTGACCAAGAACGAAGGTTCTAAGTTTTGCGCGTTTCTCATTACTTTCATCTGTTCAGCTTTATCAGACTCATACGCGCGTTCTTGTACTTCTTTGGGATATGCTGGATTCTCTCCGAATGAGGTAGGTTTGTGACTAGCAATCAAATCAGAAGCTTCAACAATTTTATATTTCGCTTCGTGTCTTACGGGGTTCCCTGCTTCACCGGCTAATAATAATCTTGCTTTTTGTTTCTCAATATCCACCTTTGGTTTTACTTGCATACCTAATTGATCTAGAAGCTTTTGAATTTCATCAGAACCTTTATTTTGAAGTAATGCTTGAAGAGATTGCAAGATACTTTCTTCTGTATGCACTCTTTGTTCTGGCTGGG